TTTTTCAAGCAGAAGACGGCATACGAGATTAGCGAGTGTCTCGTGGGCTCGGAGATGTGTATAAGAGACAGATATTGCACTTGCTGGTTGACTCTTTATTGACTCTTTAAACTCTTTACTTTCCATAAATAATTGTGGAAATGTTTGGTTAAACGGCAAAAAAGCAGTACTTTTGCATCCGCTTATATTAATTTGGCAATATTGGTTCCGTAGCTCAGCTGGATAGAGCAACAGCCTTCTAAGCTGTGGGTCTTGGGTTCGAATCCCAACGGAATCACGGGAAGGGACACCGAAAAAGGTGTCCCTTGTTGTTGATAATCAGTTGATTATAATTTTAGGACGATAACGAGGTTATATGCGTGGGTAGATTTTTATGCCACAATATTTGTCGTTGTTTACCGTTATTTCCTAAATTCTTATACTTTTGTTCTACCGCGGATTCTACCGTTTTACCAAAATAAAAACAACAGAGAGGAAATAAACAAATATATAATGAAATATCCTACAACGAGATTGGTGTTTGACCGCAAGCATACGGCAAGCACGACGAAAAAAGCCTTGGTACAGCTTGAAGTGCTGTTTGAGGGAAAGAAGAAATACATTACTACTGGTGTGAAAGTGTATAAGGACCAGTGGAATGCCAAACAGCTTGTACATGGAAGTGTGGAGGCCGTCACACTGAACGAGCGTATAAGGGCCATGAAAGGGAAAGTGGACGGGTGGATAAATGAACTTATCGAGGGTGGCACGGCATTTGAATGGGGAAAGCTGGAGGCATTCTTGAAAAAGTCTGAACAGTCGGAAAAGCGGTTTGTCGATTTCGTGGAGGAGATGATCGAGACGAGAAAAGATATCAGGGATTCCACACGGAAGACACATCGGAAGCTCGTCAGTGTGCTGGGGGAGTTTGGGGGCATCATCTTCTTTTCAGACCTCACAAAGGCAAACATCATGGCTTTTGATGATTTCCTGCACCAGAGAGGCATCAGACAGACGACGGTCTACACCTACCACAAGTGTTTAAAGACCTATATACACGAGGCCATGAGGCGTGAACTCGTTGATTATGACCCTTATGTGTCGTTGAAATTCAAACGTGGAGAGAGTGAAAGCGGAAGATACCTCACGGAGGAGGAGCTGAGAGTGCTCGTGGGGGTGAGTTTGCCCACGGAATCGCTATGTAAGGTAAGGGACTTGTTTATTGTCCAATGTCTGACCGGCTTGGCCTATTCGGATATTATAAAACTTGACTTTGAAAAAGTGGAGCTGCGGAACGGGCAATATGTATTGAATGACGAACGGGCCAAAACGGGAGTGGACTTTACGGTCGTACTTCTCCCGGAGGTGCTGGATATATTAAAGCGATATGGCTACAAGCTTCCGAAATTCAGTAACCAGCAGTACAACATGAGACTCAAACTCGTTGCTGATGCCGCAGGGATAGACAAGCCCATTGCAAGTCACTGGGGGCGCAGGACATTCGGGATGTATTTGCTTAACAACGGCTTCTCGATGGAAGTGGTGGCAAAGGTGCTCGGGCACAAGTCCATCAGGACGACCGAAGCGGCGTATGCAAAGATACTTGACAAATCTGTGGAGCAGGCTTTCAGAAAGTTTGCAGAAGAAGAGAAATAAGATAATACAACATTTGTCGGAGGGGTATGCTGATAATTGTGCATACCCCTCCGTCTCTTTTGTAGGCTACTCATAACTATCTAAAACAGAATGCTTTAGATTTATTCCGGGTCTTTGGCAAGTTCGGCCAAAGTGTCTTCGATGGTCTTTTTGGTTTCGCTGACGGAGAGGTCGACGGCGGTCGACTGCATCTTGGGCAGGGTGTACTGCATGAGCCGCTCAGCGATGATAAGCCGGTCTTTCGGTTCAAGCTCCTTGAAATCTTTTGCCATCAGCCCGCTTTCGTTATAGTCGGAGAGCAGAGAGGCTATGACCTGCTTGGTGACGGTCGTGGTCTTGTTCTGCGTGCCTTTCTGTCTGCCGCCCGTTTTCGGGCTTCCTTTGATTCTTGCCATATCTTTTTTTGTTCAAGAGTAAATAATTAAAATGCCGGTGCAAAGATAGTTTTTTAATTTAGCCGCATAATTTTAAATATTTACGATTATGATAGGAAGTATTGTCGGTGCAGGCATGAAAGTTGGCGGGGCCATCTTTGGCGGAATCAGCGCGAGCAAGGCGATGAAGAAGATGAAGCAGAACATCCAGAACCAGATGAGGGAGAACCAAGACTGGTATGACAGACGCTATAACGAGGATGCCACGCAGAGGGCCGACGCACAACGGCTGCTCACCATGACGGAAGACAGCATCAGGAAGCGCAACCAAGCCGCTGCTGGTGCGCAGGCCGTGATGGGCGGAACCGAAGAAAGTGTTGCCGCTGCCAAGGAAGCCAACAGCCAAGCGTTGTCGGACACCACATCGAATATCGCCGCAGCTGCCGACCAGCGCAAGGATGCCATAGAACAGCAGTATATGGCCACAAAGTCCAATCTCAACCAGCAGCTCAACGACCTTCAGCAGAAGAAAGCACAGGCTATCAGCAGTGCCGTGCAGGGCGTGGCGGATGCAGGAAGCGGTATGGCCGGAATGTTTTAACGAAAAACACAGAATATGAGTGAGACATTTAATAGAATAACCGGCAAGCCCACGGCAAAGCCCGTGAAGCCGGTGGCCGGGAAAGTTGTACCGTCCGGGCAGGTGCAAGGGAGTAGCACGCCTCCTGCCGCCGTCCCAACAGGACAGACGGCTACAACTGAACCCCAAGCAGTAACTCCACAAGCAACTGTATCGCAGCACCAGCCACAGGCAGGTGGGGCTACAGCAAAGCCCACTCTTACAGATGCCACAGCCGGCATAGATGTAAAGCAGCAAGGAGTGGCTCAATCGCAGCCAAGCAATATAGCCGCCTCTTCCCCAGATGATGGCGGGAAAAAGTTTGTTTCTATGGCTGAACTTATGGAGCGGACTTCACCTTATAAGCCGCCTACCCCCGAGGAATTGGAGAAAGAGCGGAAGAGACAGAAGCGACAGTCCATGTGGGCAGCCATCGGTGACGGTGTGTCGGCACTTGCCAACCTTTATTTCACCTCAAAAGGAGCCCCCAACTCGTATAACCCGCAGACTTCTATGAGTGCCAAGCTCAAAGAGCAGTTCGATAAAATAGATGCCGAGCGCAAGGAGAATGCTGCAAGGTATCAGGCAGCCTACATGAGGGCCCGGCAATATGATGAGATGAACGACCAGAACGAGCGCGAATACCGGCGCAAGGTGTTCAGCGACATGCGTCAGGCGCAGAAAGACGCTACGATGCTTGAGATGAAAGCACGTGAGCTTGAAATGAAAGGAGAACTTAACGAAGCGCAGAAACTTAGGCAAGAAGCAGAAACAAGGCGTGCGGACGCAATGGCCGGGAAATATAAGACAGATGCGGATTGGGCCGGCCGATTGAATTATGCCAAGGTGGAGAATCTGAAAACCGGCGCTGCCGCCCATCGCGCCTCGGCAACAAACAGCTATGCACAGGCAAACAAGGCCAACAGAAGCGATGGAGGGAAGAACGGCGGAAGCACGAAGCCGTACGGTACATTGAACGGAAAGGACTATGCCACCAAAGCTGATTATGACAAAGCCGTTTTATCACAAGCGAAAAAGCTCGGGATTGCCACAAGTGTTACAACCGGTGAGAGAAAGACGCCAAAGGGTTATGTTATCGATGCCGGCAAGACTACGGCCAAGCCGATTAGTCAACTTGCCTCGGAGGTAGAGGCCCGCACCCAACCTGCGACTCCAAAGGGCAATGTCACGAAGCCCGTGCCCCGCAAGCCTGCCGATAAAAAATATCAGCATACCCGCTCATTGGGTCTGTAATTTCCAAACCAATAGAATCAACCAACAAGATGCCATACGACAAAATAGACCAGCTCTATGACGCATTGAAAGCTGACGGAGCAGTAAGCAAAGATAGAAAGAATTTCCGCAATGTGATGTTGGCCCCCGGCAAAGACGGGTACCAGAACCGCAAACGGCTGTTTGATGCCCTGAAAGCCGACGGAGCTGTGGATAGTAACAGCTACGAGGAGTTTGCACAGCGGCTCGGACTCCACGCAGTGAAGCCTGCGGGACAGAAAGCACCGCACTCCGGCACGCCGATGACCGCAGCCGAGCGCGAGGAGTTTGCACAGGGCGCGCAGGGGATAATGCAGCAAGCACAGGGGGCGGAGCACCGGGCGCGCAATGCCGCTGATTATGCCAAAGGCAACACGGGACTGCATGTCAAACCCGTAGCCATAGGCCGGAATAAAAAGGTCGTGGAGAGGACAGCGTTCAATCCTACTACAGGAAAGATGGGGAAAACCTATCTTACCGAGACCGGAGCGGAACACGAGAACAGAGGAACTGCCGACTTGGAGCAGAATGCCGTAGATGATTACGAGGAAAGGGTACTGCATCCTGTCGAGAGCGAGTTGAGCGATGCCTACGCGGAGCGTGACCGGCTGGCAAAGATGGCTTCCGAACGAGGCGAGACATTGGACAACGCCATGCCGGCTGTAGCTTTCGGCGCAGGACAGGCCATGACTTCGGGAAGCATCCATCGTATGTCGGATGAGGAATACAGGCAATGGCAGGCCGCAACAGCCGCCAACAACGAACGCATCAAGACGCTGGAGGCGCAACGGGACAAAGACAAGGCTGGTTTTTGGCGTGGTTTTGCAGATTCAACCACAGACCCGAACACATGGCTTTTCGGCATCCCCGGTCTTGCAGACACTGCCACCCTTTACGCCACGGCACAGAAAGTGAAGAAAGGGCAACCTTTGACGGAATCGGAAAAGGCTATGCTTGACAACACTATCGCCAATCAACAGGCGCATGGCAAATATGACGGTGAACGAGGATTCCTGTATCGGGCCGGACAGATCTCCGCGCAGGCACTTCCATTCGTTGCAGAGTTCCTTGCCACCGGCGGTTACAGTGGGATAGCAAATGTTGGCGCGAATTTCGGAAGCAAGGCTGCCGCCAAGTATGGCACCAATGCTGCCTCGAAATGGCTCCTCAAAAATACGGGTGTCCTTGCAGGGGATGTGGCTGCCGGTTGGGCCATGGCCAACACGACCGGTGCGGCAAAAACTGCAACCGATGTGCTTAACCGCAAGATGGGGCAGGTCTCCGTAGATAAAAATGAAAACTACAAGTTTGAAGGTGACAAGGGTCTCGGTCAATCTCTGTGGGAGGGAGAGGCCGCACAAACGTTGGAATACTACACCGAGCGGTTGGGCGAACACTTGCAGATTGGCAACTGGCTTGCCAAAGGTGCGGAGAAGCTGGGCCTGAGCAAGCTGTCAAAGGCTATCAACTACATGAGCACCAACAAGTGGCTGGAAAAAGGTGGCGTGCAGGACTATCCTTCCGAGGTGTTTGAGGAGGAAGCCAACATCGTGCTCAATGCCATGCTTGTGGGGGACAACAGCATCAGCGACTTGTGGGACAGAAAGACGCAGGCTGACATTTGGGGAGGTATGGCACTCTCTGTCGGTATGATGAATGTCCCCAAGTATGCAGGAACGGGTTATCAGACAGCACAATACTACCGTTACAAGCACGCCACAGATAAGGCGGCAAAGATTGCAAGTTATCAGATGGACTCCGAGAAATGGAAGTCGTTGCAGGCGGACATTGACGGTGCGACCAATGATAACATGGCGGATATCGTTTCCGGTATCATGTCAGATACAGAACTGCAACCGGAAGAAAAGAAAGCTGCGGCCGATTATGCATATAACCTCTTGAAAATGCGCGGCTATAACATGGGGCTGATGAATGCCGCCAAGGATGAGGCCGAAAGCGGTGAGCCGGCAGACCATTCTGCTGACGAGAGTTTCAACCAAGGCTACAACTCCGAGGGAGCCGCCCTCACCGATGCCAAGACCGCCTACGAATTGCAGCAGCAGAAAATTGCGGAGAAATACGGGGAGGATGCCGCCGCATACGCGGACGACAACCCCGTGGGCTATCTGCATCAGTTGCAGCAGCAGGGAGCTGATGAGGAAGTGCAGGGCGATTTCCTTGCCTATATCAACGCCAAGTCGGCCTTTGACGGTGTTATCCAACGGGCCCAAGACGACTTGGACGACCGGATAACGGAGAGCGATGCCATGATAGACAGCCGCATGCACAGACAGGACGGGGCCATCCATCCTGCAACGATGAAGTACAAGGACAGAAAGGTGTATGTCGTGAGTGGCAATGTGGTGATGTCGGATGACGGGACTATGGTAGATAATACCCAGTCGGACGACACGCTCATCATCCGCGACGCAGAAACGGGAGAATTGGAGTTTTCCGACCCGGCTTCGATTCTGTCGGTGGATGAGACGATAGACCCGGAAGAAGAGAAAGCTGCGGCAGCAGAGGCCATCACGCAGACTTTCGGAAAGGAACGGGCCGACCAGATAGACGGTGTGTTGCCGATGCTGCAGGGAGACACCTACAACATTGTAGACGATGAGGGCAAGCCTCACACGGTGCAGGTGGTGCAGAACAACGGTGACGGAAGTCTGGCGGTGATGCCGGACGGTGCACAGGAAGCCGTGCCCATGACCGCCGAGCAGTTGCAAGCGTGGGCTGACAATGCCAATGTGCAGCGTGTGCAGCAGCAGGAAGAAGAAGCCATGGCAGCGTTGCAGCCTGCCACCACCGAAACAGAAACGGGGAACGGGCGGCCTACATACAGCATCAATGACGAAATCACGCTGCGTGGCGAGGACGGTTTGCCCGTGCGCGGCTCTGTGGGCGCAGAAGAAAATGCGGACGGGCTCATCGAGGTTTACACCGAAAGCCCCATCAAAGGCAAGAAAGTGAACATGTTCACCCGTGATGAGCTTGATGGTATGCTGTTGCAGCATAACGGGGAAGATGTAAATGCCGGTATGGGTGTTGCAGGTGATGCCGGTGCCGTAGAGAGACCGCAGGAAGATGCACAAGAGAGTGCACCGGCGAATGCAGGCAAGAGTGCTTTGCAGGACGGGACTACGGCGGAGCCCATGCCGATGATCGGCGAGGGGGAAGACGCGGAGCCAGATTTCTCCCGTGTGGATCCTACGCGCGCCCATACCTATATATATAATGAGGCAGGACTGGACCGCGAGGAGGGCAACGAATTTGTAGCCGCCAACCTCAAGGAAGCGCAAAAGGCTTTGGACAAAGCCAAGAAAGGCGAGCCCAAGATGGGTACAAGCATTGCCAAATACCGTAAGGAGCAAGCGGCATACGGGCAGATTGTCGGTGAAGCTCAAAAGGTGGTGGACTATTGGAACGGTGTTAAGGCCGAGCAAGACAAGATAGTCGCAGAGGAAAGCAGAGTGCGTGCAGAGCAGCAGGCGGAAGAGACAAGAAAGGCCGTCGAAGCCGAACGGCAACGGAAAGAAGCCGAGGCACAGAAAGCCGCAGAGCAGGCCGAAGTGGGTACTCATAACGTTGCACCTGCCATCAAAGAGAAATGGGATGCGGCCCGGAAGATTGGGGGTGCGGCCAATGAAATCGTACTGCCCAACGGGGAAAAGGTTGCAGGCCGCTATGTGCTTGTGGAAAGCGGTGCGGCCAGTCCGTCGCACAATGCAACGAACGAGTTCACCAAGACGGAGGGATTCCCCATTGACGAAAACGGTCAGAGCGTGAACGACCGCGACTATGAGCGTGACAAGGACGCACAGCGCATCACCCGTGACATTGCAAGTGACTATGACAGCAGGGCCATGCAAAGCCCAGTTGTGGTGAGCAGGGACGGTGTCGTGCTATCCGGTAACGGGCGTACCATGGCCGGTGAACTTGCAGCTGCAAACAACACCGATGTGGCTTATATTGAGCATTTGCAGAAATATCCGCAGCAGTATGGCTTCACTCCCGAGCAGGTGCAAGGTATGGAGCATCCTCGTGTGCTGTTCGTGCCTGATGCAGATATGCCATACACAGCCGAGACTTTTGCCAAGTACAACCAGCAGGAGATGAAAGGCCAGAGCAAGACCGAACATGCCGTAAAGCTCGGAAAGGTGGTCGATGACGCAACGTTCAACCGCATTATCCGGCTCATGAACCAATATGACACTCTCGGGGATTTCTATGCGGACAGCAAGGCCACGCATGACGCTATCGGAGAGTTGCAGACTGCGGGCGTGGTTGCACCGGCACAGGTGGCGGAGATGTTCGATGGTGACGGTATTTCCGCACAAGGCAGGGAAATGCTCGAAAACATGCTCATTGGCAAGGCCTTTGAGAGCAATCCCGATGCCGTGAGACAGATTACGGCATTCAAGTCCATGCGCCAGTCTGTCATCACCGCACTTGCAGAAATCAGCAATAACAAGGCTCTCGGAGACGGCTACAGTCTTGAAAAGGAGCTTGCAGATGCCATCGCGCTCGTGTACAACGCCCGTAATGACAAATACAAGGCTGGCGAGCGTGTGAGCGAGTATGCACGGCAGGGCAACCTCTTCCAACTCGATGACGGGGCCACGGTGGCGGACTTCACCAATGCCACCACGATGATGCTTGCGGATGTGTTGAATGACAACCGCAGCACACAACTGAAGAAAATTCTTGCCGTTTACAATCACAATGCGGCAGACAGCGCAGCCGGGCAGATGGACATGTTCAGCGGCGGCGTGCTGACCAAACGGGACATATTAAACGAAGTAAAACAACTGATCAATTATGGAACAGAACAACAACAAACAGAAGCCATCGGCCAAGCCGTGGAGCGAAGAAAAGCGGAAAGCATTCAACAAGATGGCGATACTCGCGGAAGCGGTAAGAAAGAACCAGCCTATCGGCTCTCCGACGAAGTAGATGAAAATGGAAGACAATTCGTTTTAACCTCCGAGGGAAAGCTTGAATTTGGCGAACTCGGTGCAGAAACGGGATTGCCGCCCGCACCGATAATGCTAAGTGAAGGCATAATAACCAATCCTAAAACCAACGATGGCTATGGACTTGTACATATAGAAGCACGGCATGGCGAACAGATACGTAATGCCGGATATTCCTCTGTCCTTGATTTCATAGAGGAAGTGGCCAAACACTACGAAGTGATAAAAGAAGGGAAGAACCGGAATGGTAATCAAACTTATATGCTTCAACTAACCGACAAGCACAACAATACGTTAATGGTTGAGATGTCGGCTGATGGAAATTATTGGAATATAAATACCGCAGGAATCTTCAAGACTTCCTACGGTAAAAATAGAAAAGAAGTGTATAACCGCCATACTACGGCTAAACAGCCTGCCGGAACTGTTGGAGTATCGCAGGATTCTGAACAGGACGGCACACAGAAATCCTCCAGCATGAACACTCCTAGCACTTCTTCTGCAAGCAAAGATAGCAAATCTTCTGAAATAAAGCAAAAATATGAGGATATTTTTGCCAAGGCAGAACGAATTGCAAGGGAATCGGAGGTAAAGCGCAAGATAACCGAGGCCGAGAAAGAGACCGATGTAAACCCGACGGAGGCCCAAAAGGAAGCCGGTAACTACAAGAAAGGCCATGTCACGGTTGACGGGCTTGATGTTACCATAGAGCAGCCCAAGGGCAGTGTGCGCCGTGGAAAGGATGCCGACGGTAAGGAATGGAAAAGCGAGATGCACAACACCTACGGCTACATCAAGGGGACCGAGGGTGTGGATGGTGATCATATAGATATTTTCCTTTCCGACAACCCGGCAAGTGGTCATGTGTTTGTCGTTGACCAAGTGAATCCAAAGACCGGTGAGTTTGACGAGCATAAGGTAATGTATGGCTTTGACTCTGCCGAGGAAGCCAAGCAGGCCTATCTGTCCAATTATGAAAAGGGTTGGAAAGGGCTTGGCGACATCACCGAAGTGACCAAGGAGAAGTTCAAGAAGTGGGTGGACAGCTCAAAGCGAAAGACGAAGCCGTTTGCAGAGTATAGAAATGTAAAAGGAACTTCGGATGTTAATGAGGCTGCGACAGCGTCGCAGCGTACAGAACGCACGGGCGGAAAGCAAGCAGAACAAAAGAGTCCAAGTGGTAATCGTCTTGTTACAGACGAGCGCGCAGAGGAGATACGCAAGAGATTGCGTGCAAAATTGCTCGGGCAGGTTAATATGGGGATAGATCCGGAAATCCTTGCTCTGGGAACAGAGCTCGCCGTGTATCATATTGAGAAAGGCGCAAGAAAATTCGTTGACTATGCCAAGGCCATGATTGAATATATGGGCGAGGAAGTACGTCCATATCTCAAGGCATTCTACAATGGAGCCCGTGACCTACCAGAGATGGAAGAGTTAGCAAATGAAATGAGCTCTTATGATGATGTGCACGCCTTTAACGTGGCGGTTATCGGCAAAGAGGGTGAGGAGGTAAAGCCTACTGTATTCGACACAGCTGAGCAGATAAGCAAAGAAACGACGGTAGAACGCAATGCGCAAGAGGATGCCAAAAACACCATCAAGACGGCCGATGTTGATAATGATGTGTATTCTATTACGAAGCAGTACAACAGTAAGAGAGATGTTGATATTTGGGTTGTACGTGGTAAGGAACGCACCGATAAAGATATATATACACAGCGCAAGCAGATTGCAAAGGAACACGGCGGTTATTATTCTTCTTTCAGAGGTGTAAATGGCTTTGTGTTCAATACTCCTGAAGGTGCACAGAATTTTGCAAATGAAGCATTTAACATAAAAGCTAATGAAAATTATGCGCAAAAAACAAAAGAAATTATGCATGGCGATTCGGAGAGCAGGACAGCTGCTCCCCGCAAAATTGATGTAACCGGGCTTCTTGGTGAACTAAACGCCAAAGGAGAGGCGAAACTTAGCGACCACGAAGAGCCTATAATGGTAGAAAATAAAACGAACATTGAAGAAAAGGCAAAAGAAAATAGGCAAAGGAATAGTGCCGAAAAGAAAAAAAATGTATCTTCGCAAGTAGAAAATGACTTATTTGGAGGTTTATTCAACGAAAACGAATCTAAATCACAAGACAATGAAAATAACCACAGAAATCAAATCGAGAATCGAAAAAGCGACAATGGAGTATTGCAAGGAAAGTCTGTTGTCGACCGGGCAGCTGACCTCCAAGGATTGGACGGTGATATACAAGAAAGCAGGAATGAACGACATAGAGATAGAGAACTATCAGAAGCAACAGGCCAAGGAGGACTGGTCCGGGCTGAACGATCCGTTGGACGCTTACAGGGATTAGAGCCCCCAAAGAATATTCGCAACAATCATACAGAGCGCGGTGTAGATCACACTCCGAAAGGTCTTGATGCTCGTATAGATGCGAACATCAGAGCCATTGAATTGATGCAGCAGCTGATGGAGAGTGGCGAGCGTGCCACCCCGGAACAGATGTCTATATTGTGCCAATTTAGCGGTTGGGGCGGGCTTGGAAAGGCTTTCAATGAAAATTCAAGGGATTGGAAAGTAACGGAAACAGCTAAAAAACTTCGTGGGTTGCTCGGAAATGAAGCATACGAACAAGCCAACATGAGCCGTAATAGTGCCTATTACACTCCGGCCCACATCATTGATACTCTTTGGGATGTTACCCGTGCATTGGGATTTAAGGGTGGCCGCATATTAGAAGGTAGTGCCGGCATAGGAAATATCATCGGACTGATGCCTGCAGACATGAGTGAGCGTAGCGACATTCATGCAATAGAAGTGGATCAGACCACTGGCAATATCCTATCTCTACTTTATCCTGATGCCCATGTTGATGTACAGGGCTTTGAGCAGACTAAGATACCAAATGGCAGCATTGATCTTGCTATTACCAACGTACCGTTCGTTACCGGGCTTCGTGTGATGGATATAACGGGAGATAACGATCTGAGTAAGAAATTCCATGACATACACGACTTCTGCATAGCCAAGAACATACGCAAACTGCGAGATGGAGGAATCGGTGTCTTCATAACCTCTAATGGCACGCTTGATAACAGTGTTAAACTGCGTGAATGGATTACAGGTGATGGCAATACCGATGTTATAGGTGCATTCCGCTTGAATAATGAGACCTTTGGAGGAACCGGTACGACTTCTGACATTATAGTCGTACGCAAGCGTGTGAATGGTAGTAAAGGACCACGTGCTATAGATGTGAGCACCTCGACCGGTGAACGTACTGCGGACTATGATACGGGGGAGACTCGGAAAATCAAGGGCCAAGAAGTTCCAGTTGTCAAGCATCTGTCCATGACTTACAACAAGTATTTTATGGAGCATCCCGAAAATATGGGTGGTGAAATGCACTTTGGTTTTGAAAAAGGCAACACATTCCGGCCAACAAGTAAGGCACTTTATCCTGCACAAGGAATCAATCAAAATGAACGTCTTGCAGCATGGGCCAAGAGTTTTGCCAAAATGAAAGAAGATGTTGCCATTGGAACAATATCACAAGCAAACAGATCCATATATGAAACTTTGGGTGAAAACATCAAAGAGGGGAGTATGCTCCTTGACAGCAAAGGTAAATTGTGTATGGCGCAGTTTGGAAAAGCCATACCACTTGCCGTGAATGGCAATAAGGTTAAGGGACACACAAAAGAGGAATGTTTTGCAGATTATTCCAATATTAAGCAGGCCGTTGCTGATGTATTGTCATACGAGATGGAACACGAAGACGATGCTGACCTCCAACTGCAACTTGACAGGTTGAATGGAGCATACGACCATTTTATAAATGCATACGGGCATTTGCACAGAAATCCCTCCATTTCGTTCTTGAGGAATGATGTGGACTATCCAAACATCCTCGCACTTGAAACATTCAGTGAATCCGGGGATAAGCATGGAAATCGTGTGCAAAACTATGGCAAGGCTGAAATCTTCAAGAAACGCGTTGTTGAAAAGGAAAAACAGCCGGAACCAAAGACTATCAAGGATGGTATCATAGCAAGTCTCTATCAGTTTGGACGAGTGGATACTCTTTATATATCCGGTAAGCTCAACATGAGTGAGGATAATGTAAAGAAAAGTATTGTTTCCGAGGGCTTGGGATTCGAGAATCCTGACAGCAAGCAGATGGAGGTTTCGTACGAATATCTTAGCGGCAATGTCAGAGAGAAACTGCAACAGGCACAAGCCAATAACGAACATGGCGAGTATGATGCCAACATCAAGGCCTTGGAGAAAGTTATCCCCATGAATATTCCCGCCCATCTTATTGATTTTACTTTAGGTTCATCATGGATAGCCCCAAAACTCTATGAAGACTATATCAAAGAACATACGGATATCGATGTCACACTAATCAATGCAGGTGGTACATGGTTTATGAAAACTCCTTCTTGGGTGAATGAGGAGAAAAACCGCGCAATGGGTATCAAGAGCGAAGTGCTTCACAAAACCATTATGGGTACATCGCTCATTGAGGCTGCCATACAGAATAAGACTATCACCGTGTCCGAGACACGCAAGAGGTGGAATGGCGAAACAGAAACCATTACGGATAAGGATGCCACTGCCGCTTGTGCTTCAAAGATAGACGAGATACGACAGGACTTTAAAGAATGGGCTCGTGGCAGAATGCAGGCGGATGAAGACATGTCGCAGAAGATGGAACGTATCTATAACGACATGTTCAACAACTATGTGCCTAAGACGATTCCCGATGAATTTGTTCCTGAATACTTTGGTGGGGCCAATCATCGCATCAAGTTGCGGCCCCATCAAGGAAAGGCCGTCGTTCGTGGTACTACCCAACCACTATTGCTTGCCCATGAAGTGGGGACGGGAAAAACATTTACCCTTATCAGTACGGCTATGGAAATGCGTAGATTGGGAACCGCGCACAAACCAATGATTGTCGTTCAGAATGCAACCGTCGGCCAGTTTGTCGCCAGTGCAAAAGAACTTTATCCGGGAGCCAAAGTGCTGACATTGGAGGATAAAGATCACACCGCTGATGGTCGACGGAATTTCTATGCAAAAATTAAGTACAACGACTGGGATATGATTGTTGTACCCCAGTCCGTTTTTGAACGTATTCCCGACAGTGAGGAGCGTCAGATGGCATTTATTCAAGACAAGATAGAAGAAAAAATGCTTGTTTTGGAACAGATGAAAGATGTCGACCCAGATGAAACCAACGTCGTCACCAGACAGGCACAAAAAGAAATCGACAAGATGCAGGAACAGCTTGCCGCGTTAACCGATGCCATTTCTGACAAGCGTAAGGACAAAGACGAGAAAAAAGCAGCCATCAGTAGACAGAACGCAGAGGTTAAGGCCCGCGAAATGCTTGATAGGGCTACAGATGATGTGGAAACCTTCGATGATATGGGTATAGATGCAATTCTTGTGGATGAAGCCCATGAGTACAAGCATCTTGGTTTCGCAACCGCTATGCAGCGAGGCGTGAAAGGTGTAGACCCGTCATTCAGCAAAAAAGCGCAGGGTGTGTACCTTAAAGCGCAAACCGTACTTGAAAAGAACAATGGAAGAAACGTTATCTTTGCAACCGGTACGCCTATCAGTAATACCGCAGCAGAGATATGGACTTTCATGCGCTATTTAATGTCGGTAGATACAATGAAAGACTATGGTATCTATTACTTTGATGATTTTGTACGCAACTTCGGTAATCTACAACAGATGTTGGAGTTTACTACAAGTGGCAAGTTTAAAGAGAATAACCGCTTTGCCGGATATGTAAACTTGCCTGAACTCGTGCGCATTTGGTCTGGAGTAGCCGATACCGTGCGTACCGATGATCAAAAGGTTTTGAAAGACAAGATACCCGAAATGGAGGGTGGTAAGGCACAAGACATTTATCTGCCACAAACAAAGGCTCTCCGTTCTGTAATGAAGTATGTGAAACAGCAACTTTCCGAGTACGAAAATATGAGTGGTAAGGAAAAGAAAGAGAACAGTCACATACCCCTTACCATGTATGGTATTGCCAAAGCTGCAGCCGTAGATGCTCGCCTCGTTGTCTCTGATGCCAAAGATGATGCGCATAGCAAGACAAATGAAGCAGTACGCCAGACTTTGCGCTCATTGGAAGAAACCAAAGAATATAAAGGAACGGTTGCCCTTTTTGCAGACAACTATCAGAATAAGAAAAGTGGTTTCAATCTTTACGAAGATATCAAGAAGAAGCTTGTAGCTCAAGGCATACCAGTAGATGAAATTGTCATCATGAAGTCGGGTATGAGCGTAAAGAAAAAACTTGCTATCTTTGATAAAGTGAACAATGGAGAGGTGCGCGTTATCATGGGCAGCACCTTTACACTGGGTACCGGCGTAAACATTCAGGAGCGTCTGCACACACTCATCCATATTGATGCTCCAAATCGTCCCATGGACTACACCCAACGTAACGGGCGTATCTTGCGCCAAGGAAATCTCCATAAGGATATGAATAAGCCTGTAAGGGTGCTTCGGTTTGGCGTAGAAGATAGCTTGGATGTGACAGCTTATCAGCGACTGAAAACTAAGGGGGCTATTGCAGATAGTATCATGAATGGTCAGCAGATGATGGCTAACAGTATGGAAAATCGTGTGCTTGAAGAAGATGAAGATGTATTCGGTGATACCGTGGCGCAACTTTCAGGTAGCGAATATGCCATGTTGAAAAATCAGGCTGAAAAAGATGTACGTAAATATGAAGCCAAGAAAAAACAATGGGAAGCAGATCAGACATACGTACACTACCAGATACCAAGACTTGAAGGGCTGATTCGGGAAGAAAGAAAGCGACTGGAAGATAATCGAAAATATCTTGATGTCATCGCTTCTACATTTGGAAAGACCTCTGTGTTGGACATTACGATTGGCAAGCAAAGGTTTACTGGTGTGGAAGGGATGTCAGACTTTATCAAGGACTACAACAAACAGATAAAAGGTGTAGAGGACGAACTGAGAAATAGCATGATGAACAACAAGCAAATTCGTAAGTTGTCTATCAGCTTCGGCGATATTCCTTTTGAAGTGAAAACCACCATTACATCTGAAGTGCAAGAGAATAATGGTACGCTCTATTCCGGAACTCGCAGGGCAATGACTTACTCATGTCCCATTCTTGGTATTGACGATGCCCCTGTAAAACAATCCCTATTGCGCAATGCTCTGGAAGACATAGCAGAAAATGTAATTACCGGCAATGATTTTCGTGAGCAACTCGAGGCAACGGAAAATGCACTTGACCGAGACCGAAAGGCACTTGCACAAGTAAAAGAGCGTGACGGTAAGCCGTTCGAGTTCACTAACGAATTGGAGAAGTCCAAAGAACGCCTTGAAGAATATTCCGAGCTTATGAAGCAGGAAATGGAAGAAAAAGAAAAAAAATATGCCGAAATAGATGCTGATGTGAATGTTGCCAATGATATCACGGTAGCGGAAGAAGACGAAGATATTGTTGACGACGAGAATCGATATAGAGAAGTAGGGGACATGGGAGATGGTGTTCTTGAACTTGCAACTGTTAGTGATACGTACACCGCCAAACAGCGTGAGGAGTACGATCTGCGACAGCGTCGCAGAATACAGGACGCAGCCCGGGAGACTGCCAGCAAGTTGGGGATTGGCGACAGGGTCACCATGATGGAAACAGCCGATGGGCTGACCGGCAGGAGAGCCAAGGCCAAGGGATGGTTTGACACGGAAACCGGGAAGATTGTTGTTGTATTGGGCAACCACCGCAACCGGGAAGATGTTATGCAGACCATCCTGCATGAGGGTGTGGCCCACTATGGTCTGCGTCAGCTGTTCGGCCCTCATTTTGACACGTTCCTTGACAATATTCTTCTGAATGCTGATGAGGATGTACGCAGGGCGATTGTGGAAATGGCAGCCAAGCACGGTTGGGATTTCCGCACCGCTACGGAGGAGTACCTTGCAGGGTTGGCCGAAGATACCGACTTTGAACGCGCCATGAACAGAGGATGGTTTAACCGCATTAAAGATCTGTTCTTGAAGATGCTGCACAAGATAGGCTTTGAGGGCTTTACCGGTGTGGAATTGTCAGACAACGAGCTGCGTTATATCCTTTGGTGCAGCTATGAGAACCTGACAGAACCGGGCCGCTATCGCAGCATACTGGGCGAAGCAGCCGATGTGGACATGCAAAGCAGGCTGAAAGTGGGTAACTATCAGGTGAAACAAACCGGAGATGGCGATCTTGCAGCCGAACCGGCTCCGATCGGCAATGGAGCTTTCGGGCCCATATACGATCAGTTCAGAGGCAAAGCCAAAGAAGCCATTAGTTTTCTGACGAGAAAGAAAGCGGGTGAGGCTGTCGGGGCTTTGCACCACAAGGACATCGGCGATATAGACTTGGTGTGGGGTAATGGAAAAGCAGGCCTTGCACATATATTATCCAAGCATCCGAATGTGTTGGACGGCATACAAGATTTCATCAACGAGATGGAAGTAGTTCAATCGTCAGAAAACCGTATCGTGATTGAAAGTGATTCGCACCGGGCGGTAATAAGCAAAATGCTGGGCCAAGAAAAAACGCCGCAGTGGTTACTGACGGCGTATGCGAAGAAGAACGCCACGGGCGGTAGTAGTGACATCGATCCCGAACCCAACCAAGGCAAGCAGAATGGCACGGCTCCTCTGCAAGGCAATTCTTCTTCTGCAAATATAGGCAATGTTTTGGAAAGTTCCAAGGAACCGGACGAAAAAGTTTTGTTCAGAAGTGGAGAAGAAAGGGATAGAGCCATGGCCCGTGATGAATACAACAGAATGTTGAATGAAACCAGCCACAAGTTTACGGAAGCATGGACGGATAGTATGGTTAGTCTCAAAAAGCTGCAAGATGCCATAGCCAAAGCATCGGAAGGAAAGATTGAAGATTGGGAAAATGCCTATATGGCAGAGAACGCCATGTCAAGCACGAGCCAAGCGGAAATCAATGCTTATAAGACCACTTTCTTCAAAGACCTTGTAGATGCCGTAAATAAATTGGCAGGCGAAAGCAGCTATGAAGATGTGGTGAAATATGTCATGGCGAAACACGGACTGGAGCGAAACGAGAAGATGGCTGCAAGGGACTTCAATGCCTATATCAAGGAACATCCGGAAGGCACCAAGACGATAGACTATTTCCGCAACCGTGATTACTCCGGGTTGACGGCCCTCACGGAAACCGACAATGTTGTAGACGCAGAAATGGTGGCAGAACAAATGGTGAAAGGATTTGAAGGCAGTCACAATGTAACCGAACTATGGCAAGCCATCAATGCAGCAACGAAAGCGACACTCACCAAGTCGTATGAGAGTGGCATGATAAAGAAGCCAGAATACGAGCATATCCGTGACATGTTCGACTACTATGTGCCTTTGAGGGGCTTTGATGAAACCACCGGTGATGAGGTGTACAACTATTTTGGTGGTGGACATGGTATTTTTAATGCACCTGTCAAGGCCGCAAAGGGACGCAGGAGCCTGGCCGATGATCCATTTGCCACCATAGGCAACATGGCAGAAAGTGCCATTATGCAGGGGAACCGCAACAAGATGAAGCAGAAGTTTCTGAATCTCGTGTTGAACCATCCAAGCGATGCCGTCAGCGTGAACGAATTGTACTTGAAGTATGATGCCGTTAATAAAGAATGGATTCCTGTATTTGCAGATAACATACTTCCTGATGATGATGCGGACACCGTAGAGCGGAAAATCAGCGACTTCAATGAGCGTATGGAACAACTTGTGGAGCATGATGCCGGCAACTACAAACGTGGCCGTGATGCTGTGGATATTCCTTACCGCGTGCTTGGCAGACAGCTCAACGAACATCAGGTGCATGTAAAAAAGAACGGTCGGGATTACGTGCTGACCATCAACGGCAACCCTGAGGCCGCGCAGGCTTTGAACGGCCAGACCAATCCGGACAGTACGCAAAATCCATTCTACAAAGCCTTTAAAGCAACCAAGAATTTCATGGCCGCCATGTTCACGCAGAAAAACCCTGCATTCTTGTTGGGCAACCTCAGCCGTGACGCTTTCTATGCCAACTCCATGATATGGGTAAAAGAGGGAGCAAACTACGCCTTAACCTATAATAAGAATTGGGGGCAGGCTCTGATTCATCTCGGGAAACTTATCTATAAGCAGAAGAACGGTACGCTCGACAGAAACAATCCGATAGATGAACTATTCTATCAGTTCATCATGCACGGCGGGGAAACAGGCTACACGTTCATGAACAGTGTAGAAGACTACAAAGACACCATCGCCAAAATGGTCAAGGAAAGCCGTCGCAGCGGCTGGAATCCCAAGACATGGATCAAGTTCCTCGACAACCAAATAGACTATCTCGGACGCTGGGCGGAGGACACCAGCCGCTTTGCCGCCTACATGACCAGCCGGGAAATGGGCAGGAGCGTGGAGCGTTCGGTTTGGGATGCCAAAGAGATTACCGTGAACTTCAACAAGAAAGGGGCAGGTGCAAAAGCAGCCGGAAGATGGGAAAAAGGCAATCGTCTGAATGTGCTACAAGCGTGGACGGCCCAGAGTGCAAACGAGCTTTACATTTTTTGGAACGCCGGTGTGCAAGGGTTGTCGAACATAGCAAGAGCCGGCAAGGCGCATCCGGGCAAACTGACAGCAATGGCCATGACATATTTCACGGCCGGCACATTGTTGCCCATGCTTCAATCGGCTATTGCCAGTGCTATGGGCGGAGATGATGACGAATACTATAACCTGCCCGAATGGGTGAGGAGAAGCAATCTCTGCATATACACTCCCAACGGTTGGGTAACGATTCCGCTCCCGATAGAACTGCGTGCTTTCTATGGGCTTGGCGAATTACTGCAAGGGCAGATGTCAGATGCCACCAACTACCATTCCGACGAACTTACGGCAAAAGCCCTTGAACAAGTGAGCCAACTCCTGCCGATAGACTTCATGGAGGGTGGCGGCGGTATGATGGCTTTTGTGCCCAGCTACGCGAAGCCATTTGTGGAGAATGCTGCCAACAAGGATTGGACCGGTGTACCCATCTACAAGAAAAGCGACTACAACAAGAACATGCCGGAATGGACTAAGGCGTACAAGGGTACCAGTCCCGAACTTGTGGCACTTGCAAGGAGACTCAACGAGATTTCGGGCGGTGACAAATACACCAAAGGAAAGATAGATGTGAATCCTGCAGAGATAGAACACCTGTTCGAGGGATATTTGGGTGGCCTTGGGAGTTTTGTAAATCAGACAAAGAAAACCATGATGATGCCGTTCGACCCCAATCTGCGGGAGATGCGCAACGTGCCCATTGCCAACAAATTCTTCAAGGCTGCCGACGAACGCACCAAAGACCGACGTGTCACGGAAGAATATTTCCGGTATGTTGACGAATACGAGAAGACCGCGCAAAAGGTGTCAGGATATACAAGAGAGGCCAGAAAGGGAATTGTAGAATACGCAGAAAAGATAGATTTCCTTTTCAACTCACCGGAATACGAACGCTATCAAATCCTGAAAAGCTACAAGTCGAGCATCGACAAAATCGGTCAGGCCTTAAAAGACGCTCCCGATGACGAAACACGCACGGAGCTTGAAGACGCCATTTCGGAAATCCGTAAAGAGGCGGTAGATGTCCTGCGGGCCACCGAGCAGTAAACGGATAAAATAGGATAGTTGGCACAAGGTGGTATCTTTGTGCCAAACTATCCTGTTTTGTTATTATAATATGGCAGAAAGACTTATACCCCTTAGCCGTGTCACCCCCCAAGAGGGGATGGACAGCGTGAAAGAGCGGAGACAGACCGGTGGCCGCTACGCTTTCGATGTGCTCATGGAAGCGCAGGCGGCGTGGGACAACATGAGGCGTTTCCGCAAGGAGCGGGAGCGGAACAAACGTTACACCTACGGCGACCAGTGGGACGACACGATAACCGTTGACGGACAGACGATGAGTGAGGAAGATTATATCAAGAGCCAGGGGAACGTGCCCTTGAAGAACAACATCATCCGCAGGCTCGTGCGTGCCGTGCTGGGCGTGTACCGGAGCCAGAGCAAGGAGCCGACCTGTACGGCCCGCGACCGCGACGAACAGAAGCTCGGCGAGACGATGAGCACCATCCTGCAATGCAACATGCAGCTTAACCGCATGAATGATGTCTACGCACGCACGATGGAAGAGTTTCTTATCAGCGGGCTTGTGGTGCACCGCAAATGGTTCGGCTGGCGGAACGACAAGTGCGACTGTTGGACGGACTACGTGCAGCCGAACAACTTCTTCATCGACAACAACATACGCGACTTCCGCGGTTGGGATGTGAGCTTGCTCGGGGAAGTACACGACGTGAGTTTCGAAAGCCTCTGCCGGCAGTTTGCCGAGACACCCGAGGACTTTAACCGGTTAAAACAAATTTACACCCTTGCCAAGAACAGGCACAACCTTGCCGAAAACTACTACAGTTTCGGCTATTCAAAACCGCAGACCTACGACTTTCTCTTTACAAGCGACTCGACGCGATGCCGCGTGATAGAGGTGTGGAGAAAGGAGAGCAAGCCGCGCTACCGTTGCCACGACTACAACAACGGTGACATCTACAAGGTGGACATTGAAGACTACGAGGAACTTGTCGCTTCGGAAAACCGCAGGCGCATAGAACAGGGGCGCGCATTGGGCATGGAAGAATCCGACATCCCGCTTATCAAGGCCAAGTGGTTCATGGATGATTACTGGTATTACTACTACCTCTCCCCGTTTGGCGATGTCCTGCGGGAGGGCGAGACACCCTACGCGCACCACAGCCACCCGTATGTGTTCAAGGCCTACCCGTTCATTGACGGCGAGATACACTCCTTTGTAGCCGATGTGATAGACCAGCAACGGTACATCAACCGGCTGATCACCCTCAACGACTGGATTATGCGGGCCAGTGCCAAAGGCCTGCTGCTGTTTCCCGAAGACTGTCTGCCCAAGGGAATGGACATCAGCGAGATTGCTGACGAGTGGAGCCGCTTCAACGGTGTCATCGTCATACGCAAGGGAGCCAAGCAACTGCCGCAGCAGGTAGCCAACAATGCGACTAACATTGGTATCAGCGAGCTGCTCAACCTGCAACTGAAACTCGTTGAGGACATCAGCGGCGTTAACGGAGCCCTGCAGGGCAAACCCGGATATTCGGGCGTGAGCGGCAACCTGTATGCCCAGCAGACACAGAATGCGACAACCTCCCTACTCGACCTGCTTGACAGTTTCAGCGTGTTCGTGATAGACGGAGCCTATAAGGACGTGAAGAACATGCAGCAGTATTATGACGGCAAGCGCGTGTTCAACATCGCCGGCAAGAGCGGTGCCATCGTAGAATATGACCCACAGAAAATCAGCGATGTGGAGTTTGATTTGAGTGTGGTGGAAAGCACGACCACACCGGCATACAGGCAGATGGCCAACGAGTTCCTGATGGAGATATGGCGTGCTGGTCAGATTACCCTGCAACAGCTGTTGGAACATGGGGATTTCCCGTTTGCGGACGACCTTATACAGAGCATACAGAGCCAACAGGGGCAAATGCAGCAGGGACAGACACCGCAAGGGCTGTCACCGCAGTTGCAGGAGCAGGTGCAGCAGGGAGCCGACATGGATGCCGTGAACAAGGCATACGGAATGCTGACGGGGAACGGTCGGGGGCAGGCTGCATGAACATGAATGGACGGCAACGGGCGTTGCCACTTACAAGACCAAGACGAGAGAGAAAGCGGGGACGGCAGATGATGGCTGCCGTCCCCGCTTTTTGTATGATGACTATATGGTGGCTTCGGTGACGGTGCGGCGTTTTCTTCTATGCCCCGTGCGCTTGCGCCGGACGATGGTGGGAATGTCCATCTCGTTGAAACAGATGTGCACGCCGATGGCGCGCGTCATGAGCAGGTCGTCATGCTTGCCGATGATGGCCCCGTAGGCCCCGTTCTGCTTGCGCTCGTAGGTGATGTATTCATCCAGACAGCGTGCATCGCGCTCCACATAGCTTTGCTCGCGGACAGCCTTGATGAGCATGGAAATGATCATAGGCTTGGTGGACACGTTGGTATGAAACCCGTACTTGCGCGGATAGCCCTCGGCAATATCCTCCTCGGACTGCTTGCGGGCATAGAGGTTGGGGTAGACATCCTTTATCTGGTTGAGGATGAATTGCGACTGGTCTCCATCGACCTGCCTTTCCTTGTCGTGTGTCTCCAACGTGTTGCTCTCAATGACGAGCAGGGAATCGTCGTAGTAGGCGGCTATCTGCGCGGCTTTCCACGCCAAGAGGTCAATGTCGATATGGCCGTACCACTGGGCCACGACCACGGGTTTGTCACCCTCCATCATCCAATACCTGTCAAATACCACAATCACGGACCAGTCGGCCTTGCGGGAGCGGCCACCCACATCGACAACGGTCAGATAGCGGTCGGTAACAATCTCCTCATCGTCCACTTCCGGCTTGGCCCAGATCCACAGCTGCCCCTGTTTGTCCTCCTTGAACCGCAAACCAGTGAGAGCCTCCTCCCCCTCATCAGCGTCGGCATACACATCACCGATATAACGCGGCGGTTTGCAAGCCTTGCGCAGTTTCTCCACATGCTCCTTGTCGAACACCCTGGCCCCGGAATGCACGAACGCCTCCATGTCGTCGGAGGGGTATTCGCTGGCCATGTCTCCGTGGTCGGTGTATTTCTTGCGCTCCTCCACATACCAATGGATGGCTTCAAGGGAAGCGCCACGCTCCCACAGCCACCACAGATACTTGCCCGTCTCCTCACGCTCGGAGTTGACATTATCATTGTTGCGGTTTTCCCACAGCCATACGGAGAAGTCGGCCCGTGCATCCTCGCTCTCAAACGGCAGGGAGTACTGTTCGATATCAAACCATGCAATGAAGATGGCCTTGAATTGTGATTTCCCGTTCTTGGCGGCGTCGTATTCACGCTGGAAAAAGTTGCCCGTGCCGTTGGCCGTCGATTCATAGACAATCATGGTATAAGGTTTCAGCAGAATGCCCGAACAGGCAGAACGCACCATGTCCTCCGGAGACTTGCCGTCGGTCTTCTTCCACAGGCCGACCTCGGAGCAATGCACGAGGTTGTAGTCACCGCCACGGACGGAATCAGGTCGCTCAGCCGAACCGATCTTTATCTTGCAGTTGCGCTGCGGCACCTTGTGGATGCTGCCGCTCTTTCCGACACCGACAAACTTAGGCGCATTCTCCTTGTACGCCTCCCCCAATCCATAGAGCATGTCGAGCGGATAGGCCTTGATCATGCGGTCGAACATGTCCTGTATCTCGTCGGCCACAGAGTTTTGCAAGGCCACAATAAGCGAGTTTAGGCCCACTTTGTGGCAGAGTTGCAGCCACGCCATATAAAGCTGTGTGGCAGTAGAACCGCCCCACTGCCGGGCTTTCAGCAGTATAAAACGGATGGGCTTGCCAGCCAACCGTTCCTCCTCGTAGCACGTGATGAGCTTGCGTTGCGGCTTGTTGAGGACAAACCGCACATCATCACCGCCACCTTTGTTCTTGATGTACACAAAGACCGCCGCCCAAAAGCAGAAGTCGTACCGGCAACGGACACGGACGAACTCCTCCACCACCGTATGGGCAGCCTCTTCGGTGTATTCGACACTGTTACCCTCATCATCTTTGAGACATTCGGTGATATACTTTTTAATTGAGCCCGCCTCTACAATCTGCTTTATCAAGGGGACGCGCAGCATCTTGTCCGGAAGATACTGCACGGGAATGGGAAAATCGGAAATACCGACTTTCGTGCGTTTCAGGATAGAACCCTGTCCGGTCACAGGATTGAAGTAGGCGTTCATCTCCTCATTGCGCTTGGTGTCCTCTGCAAGCAGATTGACTATAATGAGTGATGGGAGCGCATTCAGTACATGAACCGGAACTTTCTTTTTCGCTCTTTGAACCATTCCCTTTTGATTTTATAGATTGTTACCCTGATGGAAAGCGGTGTCATGTAGAATTTCGGGGCCGGCGAGTTAACCACTATGGTGCAGCATTTGAGGATGGACCATGCAGGGTTTTCCCTGCGCAACACCATCACCCGCTTGTGAATCTCAAAAAACATTTCCCGCTTGAGCGGCCCCATAGTCTGTAACTTATCTCCACTGACTATTTTTCCAACAACGATGGCCGCCCTTTCTTCGCTTACCCAAAAACGGCATGACGGCATGTCGGCCACGCGCTGCCACACTTCATCCAAACGGATCGTGTCGCATGAATCCAAGTCTTCACGATAGGCCCTCATGAGGTCTTCGTTTCTCTCTTTCTCATATTCGAATGTACTTCCGAAATTCTTCACAATGCCTATGTTTACAGGTGGTTAGCGTGATTCAAATTTAATCAATTCAAGTGTAAATGGATAAAACAAGCCCCATGTTTTTTTATCATAATTTTGCCCTATCAATAACAATTCAACCCCACAGTGTATGGAAAAAGATGATATTAGCCAAGTTAGGAGCAAGCGCGACCTGTTGAAAGAGCGCCTGCACGGAAAGTACCCAGATAAGGATTTCGACGATGACGAGGTCTTTTACGGGCAGATTTCCGACGATTTCGACGAACACGACAAAGAACTTGGCGGGTACAAGGATAGGGAAAAATCCTTTTCGGACATGTTCACCGCCGACCCGAGAAGTGCCAGTTTCCTCACCGACTGGCGAAAGGGTGAAGACCCGGCCATCGGGCTTATCCGCCGTTTTGGCTCGGATATCAAGGACGCTATAGACGACCCCGAGATGCAGGAGCAGATTGCCGCCGCCAACAAGGAGTATGTGGAGCGCGTGCAGCAGTCGCAGAAACTCGATGAGGAATATCAGGCGAACATCGCCGAGACCCTCGCCTACCTCGAAAAGCTGCAACAGGAAAACAAGCTTGAAGACAGCGAGATAGACGATGTGATGGCGCTGCTTGTCGGCATCGTGCATGACGGCATCATCGGCAAGTTTACCCCCGAGACCATCGAAATGGCCCGCAAGGCCTTGAAGCACGACACGGATGTGGAAGATGCAGACCGCGCCGGCGAGGTGCGCGGGCGCAATGCCAAGATCAATGAAAAGCTGCGCAAGAGCGAGAAAGGCGACGGTACGGCAGTGCTTGACGGCAAGAACGGCGGCAGCGGCCAACGGCCTGCCAAGAGCTCCATCTTTGCACTCGCCAGCGAAGCAAGATAAACAATAACCATTTTAAATTCATACAATTATGTCAGAACCAACAGTACAAATTGCAACCCCCACTGCTCAGACCTCTCCCGGCTCGGCAGGAGGACAGACCCAGGTGCCCGGAGCGGCCACCACCATGAGTAACGCAGCAGCCGCCACGGGCGGTATCGCTCCCGGAAATTTTGTGGAACCGGACATCGACGATGAGCTGTTCAAATTCAGTTCGGACGACACGCCTTTGATGAACCTCATGCTCAAGGCCAAGAAGGTTAACGTCGACAGTCCGGAAGTGGAGCACTACATGATCGACGAGCCCCGCTCGTCAGTCACCACCAGTGCCAAACTGGAGGCAGCCACCGGCATGACCTGCCTGCTGCCCCTGCCCGCAGAAGACCAGCGGCTGCCGCAGGATCACACCACCTTGCGCGTGCGCGGTGTGGACGGCTACGCCCCCGACGGCAAGACCAAGACCGCAGGCAAAGACCTGATGCTCTTTGTGGTGGGCAAGGACAAGGCCTCGGGCAACCCCATCGTCACGGCCTGCAACGGCGTGAAGTCCCAGCCAAGTGACGCTTACAGCAAGGTGCCGGAGATTCCTGCGGGAACCACCATCGACATTCTTGCCAACGCCCTCTATGAGACGCAGAAGAAGGTGGCCCCCGATCTGATTGTTCCGCAGCCCACCACCGTGTACTTGCAGAAGCGCGGCATGAATCAGGTGGTGAGTGACTACTTCGACAAGCAGAAGAAGCGCATCCCGTTCTCACAGGCCCTCATCGCCGAGCAGGCTATCGCCAACTTCAAGCGTAAGGGCAACCGCTCGCTGTGGGTCGGCATCGCCACCAAGTTTATGGTGGACACCCAGCTTGGCGAGCAGTATGTGTACACCACGGAAGGCATCCGTTGGCAGTTCAAGAAAGAGTTGCAGCACAATGGCAAGTGGACTATCGAGCAGCTGATCGGCCTAGCCAAGATGTTCTATACCGGTGAAGATGTGCCCTCGACGGCTATTGCTCTCTGCGGCAAGAACTTCCTCGAGAACATCCAGTGCATCGACTTCTCCAAACATCCGGAGATTCAGGTGTCCATCAAGACCAACAGCATCGGATGGCAAGTGACCAACATCCATACTGTGTTCGGTGATATCGAGCTCAAGCGTGAGCCGACCCTTGACCGTCTCGGTTACAGCAACAGTGCCGCCCTGCTTGGCGAGAACCGTCTTGTGCACTATGTCTACAAGAGTGAGAAATCATTCGAGGAGGATGTTGAGGGCGAGGAGGCCAAGCGCAACGGCGTGCTCATTTGGGACGGCTTGGGCCTGAAAGGCACCTGCCACATTTGGGTAGACGGCGAGGGCGAGGGAGCCAATGCCGGAAGCACCACCTTTGTGATGTGGGACGGTACGGCTGCGCCCACAACCACGCCGAACACCAAGAGCCCCGTGTACTACCTGATGCACGATGTCCCCGAGATTGCCGCAGGGGCCAAGGCCGGAGAACTGTGGTACTTCGACGGCAAGGCTTGGAAAGAGTATGTAGGCGAACTTGGTCAGTAAACAGCCAAGTTGCAGACTTCAAGGGTGATGGTGAGCGTTATGGCCATCATCACCCGTTATTTTTCAAATCCATTAAACGAGAGAAACAATGAATAAAATCAGAAAGACCTACGCCGTGACCGGGCTCATGGAGTGGCAGTGCCAAATCTCCACAGGAAGAGTGCGTCTGAACATCCTGTTCACCGGCGGCACCCTTACGGGCTTTGGCCAGACCCCTGCCTTGTACACGACCGACAATCCGATTTTCCAGCGCATCATCGAGGGGAGCGGCTATTTCAAGAACGGGCGCATCACCCTGTACCGTGAGACTGATTTGGAGGAGGAAGACCCTTGCTATCAGTTAGGAGTGAGCGGTGAGAAGCAGGGAGTTGTGGAAGAAGACGAGGACAAAGATATTCCAGAGTCTACCGATGGTGAACGAACTCCCAAAGAAGCGGAAACAACCGGCGGTGAAGAAGCCGACTTACAGGGTGAGAAAAATCCTAACGATGGAGGGGCAAAGACCGTCGAGGTGAGCGGCTTGGATGATGCCAAGGGTTATCTTGTGGAGCATTGTGGCATCGTGGCCTCCAAGCTCCGTTCCAAGAAAGCCATCCTCGAAGCCGCTGCCACCGCAGGAATCGTCTTTGAGGGCGACATCTAATCATGAAAGGACAGGCGCATGAAGTATAAGGTAAGTGACTTGAAGCGTGAGATACGCATAGCCATCGACCAGAACATGACCAGCACGCAGTTGGCCGGACTTGGCGACATCGACACCCTAAGCCTCGAAGACATTATCGGGAGTAAGATTGCCGATGCGGCGAGAATCGTCGAGCAAAACGCCCCAAGCTATCTGTTGGACAGCGGGCAGGCGTTTGCAGACAGCATCGGATGGTATGGCGCTGTGGGTATCGGAAGCGGCTACATTCACTTGCCCGACGACTTCATGCGCCTTGTCTGCTTTCAGATGAGCGACTGGAGCCGGGCCGTGATTACCGCCATCAGTGAGGACGACCCGCAATATGAAATGCAGTCGAGCCGGTTCCCCGGCATTCGCGGCTGTCCGCAGAAGCCGATTGTGGCCATCACACAGCAGCCTATCGGGCTTGTACTGGAGTTTTATTCCTGCACCGCAGGCGAGCATGTGTTTGTGAAAAGGGCGCGATATATCCCTATCCCGCAAGTGACAGACGGGGAAATAGAGCTGTGTGAGAGATTGAAACCATCCATCGTGTATTACGCGGCCTATCTTACCGCATTGAGTGTGGGCAATGGAGATTTGGCAGCAGGCATGTTGAATATCAGTAAAGAACTAATGAAATGAGCGACATCAACAATCTTGGTACGTTTACCAGTATAAATGCAGTATGGAAGAAACATCCGGAAGGCGGCAAGGAGGGCGATTACCTTTTTGTCAACGATACGAAATACCGTTGGAACAAATACGACCGTATTTGGGAAAACGCCGCCACCGTGACAGAGAGTCCGGCGAGAGAAACCAAAACGTTTGACGGGGATGTTGTCGTCGGGAATGACCTTACTGTAGGTGGAACTGTCAGGGCCAAGGGTTTCAAGCAACCCAATTGCGGTTTGTTTGCAAGTCTTGATGCGCTTAAAGAAGCCTACCCCACTCCCGAAGTCGGAATGTGGGCGGTAGTGGGCAACACGATGCCCGGAGATATCTACCGCTGCAATACGGCAGGTGTATGGACGGCAACGGGAGAAAAGGGCGGCGTTGACAAACTGGACTTGACGGAAGTCAACAAGGCCATTAGCAACGAGACCACCGCCCGCATCGCGGCCGACAAGTCCCTGCAGGATGCCGTCACCCGTGAGGCTACCGACCGCAAGACCGCCGATGACACCTTACAGGCCCATATCGACAACATTTCGGGCCACGCCTACACCGGGGCGTTCCTGAAGGTGGAGGATTTCTCCGCAGGTGTCAATCCGGCCCTTTCCGCTTCGGACAGGCGCGCCGCCATCGCCTCCAACTGCAAGATGTGGCTCGACGGGGTGACATTCACCGGCGAGGAGTGGCAGAAGGCGAGCGGCCGCTGCAAGCTCGCCTTTGACGGTGCCAACTTCGAGTGCTACAACTTCGAGCTCTCCATTGACGGCAACATGGGGCTGCAGGTGGTCGTGGGGCCCGTGGACTACGCCGGCTACTACGACACCATCGTGACCAACAACGGTACGTTCAACATGCTCTACCGCCGGCACACCGCTGACGGTTGGGGGGAGTGGACGGACATCCGCACCTCCGGCATCCTGCAAGGGACGGGGGAGGCCACCGACAAGACCATGAGCCAGAAGGCCGTCACGGAGGCACTCAGAACCATCACCGACAGGCTGGACAAAGCCGGTGATGCCGTGGGCGGGAACACCGTCAACGTGACGGAGGAATACCCCCCCGGCAGCGGCTACCACACCCTTTTCTCCGCCATCAGGGCCGTGGAGGCCAAGCGGCGCGCCAAGGGCCGCTGCATCACCTTTGAAGCGTCGCAGGGCAAGTACGTGACCAAACAGTTCACCGGGACTGACCTTGCGACCTGGGAGAGCGAGGGCAGCTGGGAGGACTTCGGCGGTGGCGGAACAGTGAAGAGCGTAACGCTGAACGGGCAAAAGGCCACTCCCGACAGCCAGGGCAACATCAGCCTCACGGTCAACGAGACCGAGGTGGACGAGACGCTCGATGCCGGCAGCACGAACCCCGTGCAGAACCGTGCCGTTACCGGCAAACTCGGCGAGATAGAGGCCGGCACTCTCTTTGACAGCGACGTGACCGAGGAAGACGGGAAACAGACCGTAACGCTGAAGAACAAGAGCGGCGCGGCCATCACGCAGTTCACGCTGGCCGCCGGTGGAGGCGGTGGTGGGGAAACGTCTTCCGCCAAGATTGTGCTGGGCGCCGGCGTGGACCACAGCGTCATCAAGGAAGGCGGCAACTGCGTGCTGACCTACAGCTACGACCACCAGTATGTGGGCGGCGAGGATGCGGGGCAGACCACCGGACAGAAAGCCACCGTCGAGATACGCGTCCTGCGCGGTTCCATCCTTGTGTACGGACAGACCATTGAGAATGTGAGCCGGGGTACCTATACCCTGGATATAAGCAGATACCTGCAGGTGGGTATGACCGACATCTACGTGAAAGCCACGACGGCAGATCCCGGCACGGGAAAGCCGCAGGCGAAACAGGCCTATGTGAACGTGAAGGCGGTGAGCCTGACGCTGGGGAGCGACTACGCCCTCTCGGACGGAACAGCCGGAGGCGGATATGATACAGGCGACAGTGCGGTGATACCCTACACTGTGCAGGGAACGGGCACGAAGACCGTGTTCCTCTATGTGGACGGCAAGCAGCACGAGAACCGTGCGGTAACGCGCAGCGGTACCACCAACGGCAGCTTCTCCATTCCGATGCGCCCTCTGGCGGTAGGCCGCCATACGGTGCAGCTGGTGGCGGAGATGGAAGCCGGGGGCGGGCTGACGCTGCGCAGCGAGAGCATCTACATGGATATTTTCAAGGCCGGGAGCAGCCGACCGTTGATTGGCACGAAACACGTCTTCCGGGACGGACGCATCCTGACGGATAACCACCTGACCCCATTGCTGAAGACAGGGCAGTACGAGCAGCTCTCTTTCGAGTATGCCGTATATGACGCAGGCGGCACACCTGCCGGCATGACCGTTTTTATGAACGGTACTCCCACACAGAACGTGAGCGTTCCGAGGACGGTGCAGACCTACACCAACCGCTTCACGGCACAGGGCACACAGAAAATGAGGCTCGTATGCGGCGCGACGGAATATCCCCTTGACATCGAGGTGGAGAAGAGTGGTATCGACATCGGCGAAGCGACGCTTGGGCTGAAGCTGAAGCTCAGCGCGGCGGGACGCAGCAACGGCGAGGCAGATCCGGCACACTGGGAATACGGCAGCGTGAAGACGGCATTCGACGGCGTGGATTGGAACACGAGCGGCTGGACGGGTGATGCGCTGAAGCTGCTCAATGGGGCGAAGGCTGAAATTGCCTTTATGCCGTTCACCTCCGATGCGGCCACCGCAGGCTGCACGGTGGAGGTGGAAATGAAAGTGTCCAACATCACGGACAAGGACGCGGGCGTGGTGTCGTGCATGAGCGGCACGAAAGGCTTCCGGATAACGGCCGACAAGGCGATGATGTACACGGGCTCCACCAAGGAAGTAGCCGACGAGGACGGCGGGAAGACCACCCAGCAGGTCGGCGTGGGCAGACAGTACGGCTCGGACATGTGGGTGAAGATAGCCTTCGTCATCGGCAAACGCTCCGAGGGCAGGCTGATGGAACTGTATGTGAACGGCACGCGGAGCGCGGCGGACATCTACGGTGAGAGCGACAACTTCATGCAGGGCAGCCCGGAGGGCATCACCATCGACAGTTCCGGCGCGGACGTGGAGGTACGCACCGTCAGGGTCTATGACCGCGCGCTGACCGACGATGAGGAGATGGACAACCATATCATAGACCGCCGGACACTGGACGAGATGGCCGCACTCTTCGAGGAGAATGACGTGCTGGGCGATGACGGCCGGAGTATCGACTTCGAGAAACTGCGCAAAAAGGGCAAGGGCATCATGCTGGTGGTGCGCAAGGGAGGACTGGACCCGGTGAACGCCGAGAACAACAAGAAGGCGGACTTTCTCTCCGACGTGCACCTGTGGCTGCCCGACGGACGGTATGTCTACCTGAAGAATGTCAATGTCCGCATTCAGGGCACGAGTTCGACGAAGTACCCGACGAAGAACTACCGCATCTACTGTGCCAAGGGCGAGAACCCGGAGATGTATGTGGACGGCGTGAAGCAGGAGGAGCTGAAGGTAGCCCTGCGGCCCGGACAGAAGAAAGTAAAGGTGCTGTGCGCCAAGGCGGACTACTCTGACAGTTCGATGGTGCAGAACACCGGCGGCGCGAAGCTGTGGAACGACATGATGAAGGCACTGGGCTTCCTCACGCCGGCGCAGCAGACGGACAGCAGCGTGCGCACGGCCATTGACGGCTTCCCCATCGACGTGTTCTCCGCGGAGAGCATGGAAGACACGCCTGCCTATTACGGGCAGTACAACCTCAACCATGACAAGAGCGACTGGCAGGATATCATCGGGATGAAGGGCGTCGAGGGGCTTGACCCGAAGAAAGCGGTCGCCTTCGAGTTCCTGAACAACACACAGCCCCTGTGCCTGTTCCAGGGGAAGGCAGACCTTGATGCGCAGGCGGCCGCAGAGTTCGACAATGCGCTGGAGTTCAACCACCCGGCGGACACGACATGGGCGACTGCAACGGAAGAACAGAAGACAGCCTTCAGACGGCTGTGGGGCTGGATAAGGGACTGCGTGCCGTCCGGCGCGACACCGGATGACATCAGCACCTTCGTCTCGCAGAAGTTCAAAAGCGAGCTTGGACAGTACATCAACAAAGATTTCCTGCTGTGCTGGTGGCTCTTCACGGACTTCTTCGCCAATGTGGACCAGCGGGCAAAGAACATGATATGGGCGACATGGGACCTGCTGGTGTGGTATATCCTCTACTACGACGGCGACACGCAGCAGGGCGACCGCAACGACTCCATGCTGGCATACCTTTATGACGTGATGCGTGAGACCTGGGACGCGGAGAAGTCGAAGTATGCCTTCGAGGGACACGACTCCTGGCTGTGGTGCCTGGTACTGGCCAACCTGAAGGACGATATTGTCAGGATGGCCGGGAAGATACGTGCCTACCTGACAGAGGAGCGTGCGGGTGAGGTGTTCGATAAGGAGCAGCTGGGCAACTGGTGCGGCCGTGTCTACAACAAGAGCGGCGCGCTGAAGTACATCAAGCCGCAGACGGAAGGCGTGATCGTGAAAGGACAGCTGGTGAAGTACCCCTACATCTATGCGCTCAAGGGCGACAAGCAGGCGTTCCGCCACTGGTTCATCAAGAACCGTTTTTCACTTCTTGACGCAAAGTATGAGACGGGCAATTTCCTATCGGACAACATCGACATGTACATGAGCCGCAAGGCCGATGCACCAGCCAATACCATTACGGTGACGGCCGGCGACCTGTACTATTTCGGCTACGGCACGAACAACGCACCGCACCTGCAGGCGAGCCGTCGTGCGGAGAAAGGCGGCAAGGTGACGCTGACCTTCACGAACGCCTTCACAGTGAACGACCCTATCCGCGTCTACGGCGCGAGCCGCATCGCGGAGCTGGACATGCGCGGGGCGGCGGACAACCTGACGGGCGACGTGAACCTGAACAAGTGCAAGGCTCTCAGGAAACTCGACCTGCAGACATCGGACAGTGGCTCGACGGGCTGGTGCATGGTAATTGACCAGTGCCGCCAGCTGACGGACATCAACCTCTACGGACAAACCGGTGCCAGGACGGGTACACTGTCAAGCCAGGAATTGGACTTCACGCCGCAGACAAGACTGAAGACGCTGGACGCACGGGGCGTGGACGTACAGGCCGTGCTGATTGCACCGGGCGCACCGGCACAGACACTCAAGCTGGGTGGCAACATACAGACGCTCCGGCTGGAGTATCTGCCGGAACTGAAGGACAGCGGACTGACACTGCAGAACTGGCGCACGGTGAAGACGCTGCGCTTTGCCGGCTGTCCGAATCTGGACTGGCAGACCATCATCGGCAGGTGTATAAATGTGGAGCGCGTGCGCATCGAGGGCATTGACATGGAAGATGACGGTACGCTGCTCGCCAAGTACAAGGCACTCAAGGGCGTGGATGCGGAAGGCAATGCCGTGGACTACTGCGCACTTGTGGGTACCGTGCACCTTACGGCATATATGGAAGACGGTGAATACGCTGCCATGCACGAAAAATTCCCCGAGCTGAACATCAGGCAGCCCGAATACACGGTGATAGAGTTCGACGACACGGTGGCCGACGACGCGAACGTGACGAATCTCGACAACAGGACCGGTTACAAGTTCGGCACGAAGTATGTCCCCAGCGGGCATATACTTCGGATTTTGGCCCAGCGGCACCGCGTGCTGGCAAAGGTCACCAAGAAAGCCACCACGCGCAACGTGAACATGGCCGGGCAGGATACGACAGTGAACAATCTTGACGGCGAGATGACCTACTATCCCCTTGACGATGCCAACAGCAACAAGTACGCAGACGGTACGGAGGCGAAGCTGGACGGTACGGAGGGCGACTGGATGATGTACGAGCCGTTTTTCTGGAGCAAGGGTATCAACGACTACCTGAATGGAAAGCACTACAGCTGCTACAGCAGCAACGATGCCGCACACAAGCCGGACAGTCCCAAGGCAACCGTGCTGACGCTGGAGGACATCAGGAGGACGCAGGGCGGCGTATTGCCGGGCAAGAAAATCATGAGCGGCAAGGAGACGCTGCAGAACTCCTATACGAACGATACAACTTACAGCGTGTGCAAGGTAGGTGTGGAAGGTTTCAAGCGTGTCCGCTTCCCAAGCGTTCCCGGCACGAACCTTATCGGCTCGGTTTTCGTGGACGGTGCGGGAAAGGTCATCAGCTCGGTGGTGGTTCCGACCATCGGCAACAAGTTCGAGGCAGGTATGTACCTGATAGCCGATATTCCTGAGAAAGCCGTGAACCTGCACTTCACCATCCTGAACACAGCGGAGTTCGACTGCGTAGTCCTAAGTAATAGCACACGGATAGAGGACATGGAGCCGGAATGGGTTGCCAACAACGAGCACCTGTGTGCCGTAGTAGGCTCGACGGTGATCGGCTCGAAGCTGCGCGCGGCGATAACTGGCGGTAGCACGACGGCGAGCATGACATGGACGGACTTCCATTACTACTCGGTACAGCGTGGCATGCAGCAGATAGACGCGCTGATGCACTCGCGTATCGCCAATCTGTTCTACGCCCGATACGGACGCAGAAACGCGCAGGAACAGTGTGGTGCGGGGATGCACTCTAATACCCGTACTACAGGCGAAACGGCATCAAGGGGTATGACGGACACGATAGGCTATGAAGCAGCGAAGAACATAAACGGCAACGTAACGAACAGTTTCTTGGACAATACTGTCCATCAGTTTGCTTGGTACAGGAGCGTAGACGAGTATGGCGGTGCAGCGGTTACACAGGTGAATAATATCTGCTGTATGGGCTATGAGGATATCTACGGCCACAAGTGGGATATGATGGACGGCGTTGATTTGCCGAATGACAATAACAATTATTTCAAATGGCGCATTTGGATGCCGGACGGCAGTATTCGTATGGTCAAAAGTGGCAGCAATGGCGACTGGTGGATAACTGCCGTGGCGCATGGGAAATATATGGATGTTGTCCCGGTGGGCAATGTAAACGGCTCTTCATCGACCTATTACTCTGATAAATACTGGACAAGCAACGCACAGTCCCGTGTGGTCTATCGCGGCGACGGCAGCGCGATTGCGAGTGGTGGCGTTGCGTGCTCGCGTGCGAATAACGATGCTTCGTACTCGAGCACGTACATCGGTTCGCGTCTGGCCTTCCGCGGCAGAATCGTTAGGGCGAAGAGCGTGGCGGCATACAAGGCACTTAAAGAGATTGTGTAAAACGTTTTAAATAGAGGATGAAGATATGGATATGACAAAGGTACAGGGGGCTGCGGACGTGCGGCTCCTTGAATGCACCAACAGGGTGAAGGGGCTGTGGCGCGTGCGCTGGGACATGCAGCCCGGAGAGAACGATTCGGCCGCGTATATGGAGGCGGAGTTCGGCCACCGGCCCACTGCCGGGGAAATAAGGCATCTGATCATCGGGTGGTACAACGCGCAGGTGGACGCTGCCATCCTCTCGGGCTTCACCTACGAAGGCATGCCCGTGTGGCTGTCCTCCGAAAACCAGTTCAACTACAAGAGCGCCTACGACCTCGCCGTGCAGACCAACGGGGCCACGCTGCCCCTGACCTTCAAGTTCGGCACGGAGGAGAAGCCGCAGTACCGCAGGTTCGACACCCTTGCCGGGCTCACCGACTTCTACACCAAGGCCATGGCCTACATTCAGGCCACGCTGGCCGATGGGTGGAAAAGGAAGGATGCCGTCGACTGGAATGTTTACGGGAAGGAGGCTGGCCATGAGTAACGGGTGCGGATGCCAGAAGGGAGTGCTGAGGTGGTTCCGGCCACCGTACGCGAAGTTTTTCTACATACCTTGCTGTATGCACGATGACGAATACGACAGAGGGGGCGGAAAGCAGGAACGGAAGGAGGCGGACAGAAACCTGTTCTACCGGATGCTGCGTACCGTACAGCAGAACGAGGCCAGACCGCTACGCATAGCGTGGCTCACAGCCGTAGCATTAGGGTATTACGCCTGCGTGAGAATGTTCGGACGTTGGTATTTCAACGGTCACATATAATTAATATTTTTAACAACTTAAAAAACAAAATTATGAAAAAGGAAATGATTTACAAGGTGATTCTTTCAGTCGTGGCACTTCTCATCGGAGTGGGTGCGTATTTCAACCACCGTGCGGAGGCGACACCTGCCTACATCGCGCTGACATCGTTCATTTACGGGGTCGTGCTGTTCGTGCCTACAGAGTTTGTGCGATACAACTTCTTTGCGAAAAAGAAAGGCGAAGACGGTGTGACGGATAGTTTTAGATGGCTGCACGTCGTGCTCGGCGTTGCCGGCATGATAGCAGGAACATTGCTTTCCGCCGTGCTATGGTAGATATTGTTAGGAAATTGGCGGCTGTCGGGGCGGACAAGTACATCCACCTCGTGGCCTGCCAAACCATTGCATGGACAGTTTGCAAGGTTTTTAGCCACATCTTTCCTTGGTGGGTGGCAATGCTGGCCGGATTCGTGGCGGCAATGGCCGTTGGAGTGGCGAAAGAGCTGCTTGACGAAAGGAAGGACGGCAACCGCTTTGATCCGCAGGACATCAAGGCTGATGCGGTGGGCGCGGCGATGGGTGCTGTGATGGGAATTTGAAAAGAGAATCTTAAAATAGAGAAGAAAACATGCTTAGTGAGATAAAGTTTCTTATAGTGAGCATCATCAGTGGCGTAATGGGAATGCTGCTGCCGATAAAGGATTTCATGCACGCGATGATCCTGATGTTTGCAATAAACTACGTGTTCGGCCTCATTGCTGGCCTGATTGCCGGAGAGGAATGGAGCCTGAAAAAGTCGATGGTGTTTGTGTACCACTGCGCGCTGTTCTTTGCAATAGCCACCTTTTTGTTTTTAATCGGGCATTTCCTGCGTGCGGAGGAAGAGGCAGTAGGATGCGTGAAGACATTGTGCGGTATAGCGATATACTTTTACTCTACAAATGTGGTTCGCAACTGGCGGAGCATGCTTGTGAAAGAGACCACGATGTATAAGGTCGCGGATGCGGTGTACTTCATCCTGACCATGAAGATTGTGGAACGGGTGCCATACGTCAGCGAATACCTTAAAGCGAAGAAAGGAGGAGAAGATGGACGGCACGATTATTGACGCATTGCGGCACTGCGACTATGAGCTTGCCTCAATGCTTGCTTTTATAGAGGTGGAGACCGGCGGCAGGGGCTTCGACACGAAGACAGGCAAGATACTTATCCAGTTCGAACCCTCATGGTTCCAGAAGAAGGCCCCGTATGCCCCAAGCGGCAAATGGAGCGTGAACAGAGTGGATGTGCAGGCGAGGGAATGGGAGGCTTTCAATAACGCATTCAAACTCAACCCGATGGCGGCCATGGAAAGCACATCGATAGGCCTTGCACAGATTATGGGCTTCCACTACAAGAGACTGGGCTATGCTTCCGTGGGCAAAATGTGGGACGATGCCAAAACGGGTATTGAGGCGCAGGTGCGGCAGCTCGTGAAGTTCATCGACACCGATGCCGGACTGGCCGACGCGTTGCGGAAGCATGACTGGGCAAGGGTGGCACGGCTGTACAACGGGGCAGGCTACAAGACCATTGCAAGAAAGTACATGCGTGTTCCGTATGACGAGGCCATGCGGAACACGTATATCAAATATCGTAAAGAGAGCGAGAAATGACAAAGAAGATTAAAGACAGACTGACAGGGGCATTCTGGGGGGCGCTGTCGTGCTTCCTCATATCCTACATGGCAGGCGGGTACCATTTTCGTGGTGTCACGAAAATGACCGTAAAGACTGACACACTCCATGACACCGTAACAGTTAGGGACCCTTTGGCTGTGAATGCGCGCGAGGTGCGGACGGACACGGTGTTGCTGCCGGTGACAGAGAAGAATGATGGAAAGCTTGTGGTTGCGACAGCGTCGCAACTTACAAAACAGAGAGGAATGCCAATGGAGGGGGGGTATTTTGCTTATAATGTGCTGAAAGACAGCGTGTGGGCCGTTGTCCCAATCACGCAAAAAACCTACGCAGACAGCACGTATAAGGCGTGGGTGAGCGGATATACCCCGAGGCTTGACAGCATAGCTATTTATAACAAGACCGTGATACGCACAATAACACGAACAGAAGTGGAGAAGTGCGGCAAATTTGGAATAGGCGTGGTTGGCGGTGTAGGTTTTGGTGTGACAACTCATAAACCGGATGTTTTTCTGGGAGTTGGATTCTCTTATAGGCTGTGGTGAGAGTAAATAATTAAAACTCGGAAGAAGTTTTCCATTCGTATATTTGCAATATGAATGTAATTACACTGCAAGTAAACAAGGCCAATGTGTATGATGAGGTTGCCAAGACCACATCGTATGTCGGTGTGAAGATGAAAGACGACGAAACGGCATACGACCGCATCTTCACGACCGACGATGACCGCATGATGCTTGAACGCTTCTGGGTGGAGGCCTGCAATGCCGCCACGGAGGAGTTTAAACCTTTCATCATCAGTGTAAGCGAACAGCCCGAAAGCCACGGTGTGGAGCTGGAGCGCAATTACCAAGTGGAACTGGAGTTGAGCAGCAGCTTTGACACAAGACTACAAGGGAGCATTGAAACGAGCCTTTTCAGTTTCTTCGTGGCAAGCATCGTGGCCAAATGGTGTAAGTTTACCAACAAGGCAGAGACGGAAAGTTATGCCAAGGATGCCACGGCGGCCATGCTTGACGTGCATAGCAAGATATATTACCGCAAGAAACCGCAACGTATTATACCCCAATAAAAAAGCAGACAACTATGGCAAAGAAGAAAATAACCATCACCCTGTACATGTCGGAACTGATATACGATGTATATGACAAGACCTATCTCACCGGCCGGAGCCGTCTTGATGGTACCAACCACGAGAAGGTGGCCAACATGCAGGCCAATGACGATGATGAAAACTCCAACCAGATTGTGCGCTCCATCGGCAATGCCTTTGCCAATCTGAAAACGAAGTTGAGCGAATACATCGAGGAGACCGGAACGACTTCCGACAACAAATTGCTCGACAAGAAGTCGAACCTAACCTTGTCGCTGTTGATGCCAAGCAACTTCAACCAAGCAGTCAATGATACCATCAGTGCTGCCCTACATCAGTATCTGGTACACTCCGCCGTGGCAGAGTGGTTTACCATCACCAACAAGGGCGATGCAGAGGACTATGTCAATCTCGCAGTGGCAAATCTTACCGAACTTCGGGAAGCCATCAACAAGCGCGTGCGGCCAACGAGACCGACGGTGTAAGTTGTTGCAGATAAGACAGGGGGAGAATATGATAAGGATTGTAACAGAGGGCCGCCAACGGTACGACAAAGGTACGAGCAAGCCGGTGTACACAAAGAAAGTCACACTGACTTTCAAACGCGACGAGTTGCTGTATGACATTAGAAGCATAGCCTACGTTGAGGGTGATGTGATGCCGACGACCGACGAGCACGACCGGCATCAGGTGATGGATATAGGCGAAGACGGAAACGTGGACAGAGTAACACGGGTGATAGACCTCGCCTTGGCGGAATGTGAAGAACTGCTATATCCCTACTCAAAGACCAATGTGGACGATACGGAGACGCGTAATGATATTCTGGAGAGCCCGAAAGAATACCATATAGACATGCTTGTGCCGGATGATTTCAGCAAGTCGACAGTGAATTTGCTGGAGAAACTGATACATGAATTTCTTGTTTGCCGTGTGCTTTCCGATTGGATGGGTATTACCAACCTCAAGAATCCGGGAAGTGCCAACAACTGGGCAAACAAGATAGAGGAATTGAAAGATCAGGTGGAAAGTACGCTCAACGCCCGAATGCACAGGGTGAGGCGTACACAGACACCTTTTTAAAAACAAGAAGTGAGATTGTGTTTTTCGTGTGATTAAGTTTGTTTAAGTTTAGTTTTGGTAAAAAGGTTTGTAAAGGAGACGGGCCGGTAGTAGTGATTACTGCCGGCCCGTTATGTATCGTGTTATGCCAAGACATCACCTCGGCTGATTTGTGTATTTCAGCGTGTGCTGTACCGTGCATCCATGAATGCTTTCGGCCTTGTCGAGCTTGCAGACAAGAGCAATGCGGAAATACTTGTAGGGTGTGCCACGGAAACCACGCAGATACTGATCAGTTGACGACCAGACGAGTGACCAGTGGAACAAATCGCGGGAGCCATACAAGATTTGCTGTACGTGCCCGTTCTTGAAGTGGCCACGCTGAATGATGGTGTCAACAGTTTTAAGAATATCCGGTCCATCGAGTTTAAGCGGACGGGTGAACAGGATTCCGTTCGTGCCTTTCAACACCTCCTCCTCATTTTCTTCAGAAAAATTGATGAGGGCACCGTTTGAATCCATGGCCAACGCCTCCGGATAGGAATTGATCCCATCGGAAATGTCAGACGGCATCATGCCCCACGCTTTATCCTTGATGGAATAGATGTAAGCATAACCGCACGCAGGATTGTAGATGATGATACGTTGGTGTGTATAATCGTAGAGCATACCGCAACCTTTCGTGAACTCCATGAAAGGAATGTAGTTCACTTGCCTTTCAGTGAAGCCGGCCATCTTGATCAGTTTTTCACCCGCCGGCAATGACAGGGGATTGAAAGGCTCCCTGCCATTGAGGATGTCGGAGATGCACAGGCTGTTGGAACCGCTAAGGAGCATGATGCCGCGGTCGGTGGCAAAGAGTACGGCACTGTCAATCTGGGTGATGCTGTCGGGATTGATGCACACGTCGCGGGTGATGGGCTGTCTTGCGGAATAGGAGCCGGTGGAAGACACTTCCATGGCCCACACCCCCTCGGTGGTGAAAGCATATAGCGGGAATTGCCCGAACTGCCCCTCCGACAGAGCCTTGGCGGCTGTGGATATGCCGAGAATCCTGCCCGTTCCAACCGTGTTGATGTTGGTAACGGGGAAGACAAAAGGATTGTTTACGGCGGAAGTGTAGATTTTGTTGGGTACTTCAATGATGCGTTCAGTATCAGATGACGCTTGTACACCCACCACCCGTTTGGACAAATTATCCCATCCGCCAAAGTAGAAGGCCCCGTTTAGAAAATCATGCGGGCTCATGGGCACTTCGTAGCGTTCCGTCTGTCCATAATAACTTTCCACCACTGCTTTATAGCAATTCACGTTCGGATAGTACAAGAAAAGTACGGGCGACATGTTGCCAAGTGAATAGCCGCTTCCCCTTACGATGATGTCGCGTCCATCCTGCTTGATGAAGAAATACACGCAATGGCTTATTGCTTCATCAAAATAGGTCGGACTTAACTGGGTGGAATGCATAACAAAACCATCCGTGTAGTTGACTAAAGCCCCAATTGTGTATTTATTGTAGAGCTTCTTGGAGATGTTTGCCATATTCAGCCGTTGGTTATAGGCAAAGCTGTAACGCGATATGATTTCGTCGTGGCTGTCGTAATCATCGGACATGACTTCGCGCGTCACAAGGGCCTGCAAATAATCATCCGGAACAGGCAGTGCCGTGCGCTCTGTTTTCAGTTCATCAAGTTTTATGGCTGTAAGCAGATAAAACTGATTACAGGCTCTGATGTCGGCTTTCACCTGCTCGGCACTTCTCCGGGGCAGGCCCAACACACCCCCCGGACGCTTGCCAAGATTTCCGGCATCAAATGTCATTTGATAAAGATATCCGATGTCCTTCTTTTGGTATCGCAGGGGGTAGGTGGTGGTGCTTGCTGCCTGATTGGTATGCTTGCAGATGCAATATCCCCACAAGTCTTCCCCATATTCATTGTAGGTGAAGAACCTGTCACACTCCCCCTCTTGGTCATACGTGTATATCGGTTTGGAGATAAATACATCTACAGACTTTACGATGTCGCCCCAGTTTTTAAGAGCTTCCTTTTGCGAGGCGTTGATAACCGCATAGTCCAATGTATGCAACATGCCCACTATCCTCACATGGGCCCTATCATATACTTTGTCACCAAAGATGTTTCGCCATAACGCCATTGGGGCGCAACTTGTGGAACACACCATCAACACGGGTGCGGAGTGCATGGTGAGTGTTTGGTCATATAGCCGATAGGCATAGCGCACCAAGAACGGATAGATGAATTTTCCTTTCCTTGTTGCTTTGTCGGCTATAAACTTATTAACTTTGGCCAGCATCTGCGATGTAACCATTTTCTTGTTTTCATCGGTGAACTCATGCCAGCTGTTATAGTCTTTCATTTTGCCATCTTCCGGGTCTTTGTATTGCTTCACATCGTAAGAAAGCCCATAGAACATCACTTCAAACTCATCAGTGCGCACCATTTCACCTTGCAGGCCGAAAGAAATGGGCAGTTCGGGTAGGTGCGTGCCGAGGTAGAGATAACCCGCCGCCTCGCCTTTCCAAAGGTAATAGTGCATACCGGAGGCGCATTGCGCTATCAGCGTGTTGCCAATGGCATTAACCTGATATATCTTATCCGACGCACCGAATGCCTTAAGTTCTGTCTCTGTGGGTGGGTTTCGGCTGTCAATCCATGAAAGAATGTTCTTTCCCAGTGCAAGGATGATGTAGTGTCTGAATTTCGCTGTCTCGTGGATATACAGGACTTTCTTTCCTTTAGGAAGTGTAAAGACCGGCTTGGGAGGAAAGATGGGTTTCAGACTCCCGTCTTCGGGGATGAGATTCATCACATCGGCCAAATCACCGTCCGGACATTCATAGTCGGACGGTGTGGCCGTGAAGCCGTTATATTTTATCTCTTTGATCATAGCTTATTGGAATTGTGAAGGTGGAGATGTTGTTCTTTACAATGAGGATGGCTGCCGGCAGGCCGTTGCGCTGTTCAAGCTCACCGATAGGCAGGCGGGCAACATCCGTTGCGCCGGACAGGGCCAACACATTGCGGCACAACCGTGACGAGTGGGCCCTAAAGTTGTGCGAACCCATTTTGGTTGGCCAACACTGTGCCTCGTGCCTGCCCTTGATAGCAGTGCCTTTCTGTCGGACATACATGTAGTATTCCAACCCATCAAAAGCAACATCTATCACATCACCGGCCTGCAAGTTTAGTTTATGCGCGACACGGGCCGTGATGTCAATACGGCCATTTCGATGGAATGAGATGTCCGGCCGGCGGCTATATCCTAATAGACTTTTCATGTGGCAAAGATAATGAATTGTGGTGTTAGTGATTCTTTATTTGTTTACGTGTAAAGGAAGGACTTTGAGATTGCTATCTCAAATGCTTTTTTATTTTGGCAGCTCTGGTATTTCCATCCAGTATTCTAATTCTATCTTTACGCTTTTGTTAAACTCATCTGTGAAAGTCCCATTCTTTATATCATAAAAAGCAGGGAACATTCTACCATTATTCATACGAACCAAATATGGCAAATCGAACGGGTTGCCTTTAGACTCTTTCGGCAAGTCTCCGTCAGCAACAGAGTGCCAAGGAGTGGCGGTTGCGCCCTCGTATAACCCCGCCTTGTACAATCGTTCATCTCTATCAGTTTCAATAGATGAAACGCGCTGTAATATTTCTTCTCTTGTCATAGTTGTCTTTATTTTGACCTCATATTAATCTTTTGTATATACTCATTCTCTTCCAACAGCCCCTTGAACACGCGAGGCTTTTCGATATATTTAAGTCCCTTTTTCTTCATAATCTTTTTGCAATAAGATACTATCATCATATCTCTGTTAACTCCAACAAAAACGAAATTCCTATTATGTATAGCTCTATTCCTTTTTAGATAAAATTCCATTTTCTCTCGGCAATATCTGTAACTATCATTTTTGACACCCTCATACCCTTTCGACATTATGAAGTGACCGATTTCTTCGGCTTCTTCTATGGATGTGCACATTGTGAATATCTTTCTCATTTTGTACCTCCTTTCACCATTTCGGGGTTATCAAAAATATTTCCAACAATAATCATTACACCGTTGTCGGGTATTCCGTCTATCACGGTTAGGTAGAGGCGATGTCCGTTCCAATTAAAGCACCAACCACTGATACGAATATCATTACCGTCGTGTTCAAATCCGCTCAATGGCATCAATTTTCTATCTTCCGTTGCCCATTCTACAACAAAATGACGGATTGAGCCATCTGGTATCGTTAGCCGCAGTATATCCCCCTCGTAGATTTCCCTGCCGTTCTTGTCTTTCAGCCCCGTGTACTGACACAGATGCACGACCTCCACGCTATCACCCTTGGCGTTTAACACAAGGTGTTCAGCCGTATATGTCTTGTATGCGCCAATGCCTACCATCCACGCCCCGCACTTTCCGGTGGGCTGGCCTTTGAATTTAATTTCCCTGTTCATAATTTATTTCGTCTTCTTAGTTTTCTAATTATTCTTATCGCTTCGTCAATCGCCACGCCTATAAGAAAAGGGCTTGGCGCCTTTGGTTTCGTTCCGCGTCTGTACTTCTGATAGTGGTGCAGCAAACGTTCGGTTTCCTTTGGCGTGGGTGGTCGGTCGGTAAAGTCGCAGACGAACGAGCAGTTGGCCGTCTGCTTCTGAATGTCGCAAATGCCGAAGCCATCCAAACCCTCATAAAGGAAATACGGGCACTCACCGCAATAGGGCGGTCGGTGGCGATTGTGGATTTTCGGTTTCATATCTATTTCTTTTTTTCATTGAATCAATTATTGCGGAGCTTCCTGCCGATGTAGTGCAGGACGCGTTCAACCGTTGTTTTCTGTTGCATTGTTAGAAATTTAACCGTAAATATGTTATATTTGCTTCTTTGAGTTCTTTCAAAGTTCTTTTCGCGGCTTCATAAGGACTCATGTTCTGCCATTCGGCCGCAATGTCATCTTTAGCATCATCATAATGCTTTTTCATACGCATAGGACTGTAAGGCATCATTAAACTCTTGGTTGGTGATACCGTCATAATCTCCACAAATCTATGACACCTGTCAATTCCATACATTCACAATGAGCGTTGAAAGTCCATACATTTCCACCGTCTTTGTTGAATTGATGACGGTATAGTGTTCCACTTGCAATCTCTTTACCACAGAGACCGCAACGGTGGCTTTTCCTCGCTTTTATAATTCTATCACTGATAACTTCCATGCTTATTTTGTTTTAATTATTTCCCAATCACACTCGCTGTCAAAGCATAATGCCGACAGCATTCTATAACTACCTTTGTGGCGGAATGCAAGTCCCCGTTGCAATTTTTCGATAGTCCCTATTTTGTGGCTTTCAATCAATCCGCGAGGAGGCGTGTTAATCCACCAAGTGAAATCTATCGTATCACCGACATGGACTTTCTTGCCATTGCAATCTTTATAGCCAGTGTATTCCATTTTCATAATACTCAATATCTTCTATCATATCTATTTCTTTTTTTCATTGAATCAATTATTGCGCCTGCAACGCCGATAGTGCTCGATAAGGCAAGTACAAGAATAAAAACATACACAATTCTATAAAACCACCCGCAATCCGATGGCCACCAAAAATCCCAAGCCACGAAAGCGAATACCAGATACAGAGCCACGATAGGGACAACGATGGCGGCAAGTATTATCAATATATCCTTCATTATTTTTCCTTTTTGTCCTTGTTCAACTCTTCCAAATACCTATCCAAGGCCATGACGACTTTTTCAGGCAGCTTCTTCGCCGTATCGTTCCCCTTGATGTAGTCAAGAGAACCGCCAAGCCCGTATATGAGCAGCGCGTCCTTTGTCGAGGGGATGAAGATGAGAGGCAGAATGAAGAACGGAAGGCTGCAAAAGAGTTTTTTGAGCCACTTCTGTGATTTGGTCTTCTCGTCTTCTTCGTTTAATACAAGAATATTGATAAACAGAATGACAATGGCAAGAGCTGCCAAAATGGTGCAGATTGCAAAAAACGCCTGAATGCCGTCAAGGCGAGTTATCCAATAAATTTCGTTCATAATGTTCGGTTTTTTAATTCTTCTATTTTCATGTTATTTAATTTTATTCACACAATCCGTGATACAAGCTCATGCAACTGTACCCTCCCTCCAGCTCAAACAGGTCAAGCTGCGCATCGTTGCGATTCACATATTTGAACACATCCTGCACGGTAGGGTACTGACCGTTGGAGCAGAACCGCGCAGGAATGTAGCCGGGCGAAAAGAAAGATGAACCTCTTTCTGTCTCCTCTTTCATCCTCCGCTCCGCATCTACCAGCCGTTGTGCCGTCAAGCACCGCCTGGGTAAGATTGTATTTATCTGAAAACATTATTTTCCTCATCATTGTTTCGTTTTATGCAGGAGGGAGCGTGTCTTCCTCCTGCGCTGTTTTTTTTACTTTTTGAAAAATTCTTTCAACTTGTCGGAGTCATACTCCCAGTCCGTAATTTTCATATTTCTATCTCCTTAAATTCGCCCCCGATGAGCTTGTACCAGACATCTTCTTTGATACGCTCGCCATCAACATACCCTGTCTTTACGCACTTGGGAATCATCCGTTTCTTTTCTTCCGAATATTCCCATTCGGAAAGAGTTATCCAGCTTCTTCTTTTAGCCTTGGCAATAGAATTGGCCCCTGCACACATGATGACAGAATCTTCGCCAGTACTATCAATCTGTGCGTAGTTGCCGCTTGACCCAATCTGTGCGGAGTAGCCGCTTGACCCAATCTGTGCGGAGTAGCCGCTTGACCCAATCTGTGCGGAGTAGCCGCTTGACCCAATCTGTGCGGAGTAG